CAGAGCGAGATGACGGAAAAGCATTAGTTACTGCTATAGATAAACTTGGCGAAAATGTTATGCGAGATGGATTGTTGGGCGGTATTTTAACAAGCCTAGGAGACGCTAACTGGTATCTTAAAGCAATATTAGGAGCAGTAGGCGGACTAGCTTTAATTGGTCCAGCTCTAGCAGGATTAGGATTATTAAAAGCAGGAAGAGTATTAGGCGGAAAAGTTGTTAGAGGTGCAAAATCTGTAGTAAAAGCAACTCCAAGAGTTGTTAAAAAAGTACCAGCCGCCGCAAATACAGTAAAAAATACTGCTAAGACTGCTGCAAATACAGTAAAAAATACTGCTAAGACTGCTGCTAATGTTACTAAAGACGGAGCCAAAAATGTTGCTAAAGTTGCAACAGACGGAGTTAAAAATGTTGCTAAAAGCACTGCCGTAATTACTGCTAAAGAAACAGCAGAAAAAGTAGGAAAAACAGTTGCCAAACAAGTTGCAGAAACTTCAGCTAAAAGTGTAACAAAAAGTATTGCTAAAAAGATACCGGGTATTAGTATTATTGCAGGACTTGCATTTGGATTGGATAGATTACTAGAAGGCGATTTTGTTGGAGCAGGTGGAGAAGTTGCAAGTGGATTAGCAGGAACAATTCCAGTTGCAGGGACAGCCGCAAGTGTAGTTATAGATGCTGGATTACTTGCTAGAGATATTGCCAAAGTATACGAAGAACAAGGAGTTTCTCCAGAAGAAGCTAAACGTAAAGCAAGTTCAGACGCTATGAACCAAAAAATATCAGAAGCACAAGATAGAATTAAGCGAAGTGAAGACGGAGAGAATGTATATTGGGGTAGAGAAAGCAAAGGCATTGCAGAAGATCAAGCCAATATTCAAGCATTAATGCTTGCAGAAATAAAAAGATTAAATGAGTTACAAGCGGCAGGAAACGAACTTACTAAAGAAGAAGCTAAAAAACTTGAAGAACTAAAATCAGCAACCAAAGATGTAGTTAAGACATCTGAAACTATACCAAAAGGTCCTAATAGTTTACCAAGTGATAAGGTATTAGCACAGCATAAAACTATTGCCGCCACGCAACAAAAAGCAAATGAATTAAAAGCCGCTATAGAAGCTGAATATGGAGAAGCAAAAGCCATTGGTGTTAACGAAGAACAAAAACAAAGTTTACTAGATGCTGGTATTGCAGGCAGTGACGAAGAAGCCACTAAAATGGCTACAATATACGGTTATGAAGATGAAGATGTAAACAAAAAATATCAACATGCTAAAACTATCAGTAACAGGGCAGAAAATCAACTACGCAAAATAGAACGAGATCCTAGATACCGTGCCGCCAGAGGCCGAGAAGTTGGCAGAGCAATGGGTATTATTGACGAGAATGAGTACAATGTTCAAGGAACTTTTGTAGGTGGTGCACCTACAAACATTAATGGTGTAGCAGTAGCAGATGAATTTTTAACAGACAGAGAGCGTGGAAATAAGCAAGCTGCAACTAATTTACGAAATGAAATGAACAATTTACGTAATCCTGTTAGTACCCAGATACAAACAGAAACAGAATCAGAATCGTCTAGTAATAGTAATCAAAGTCCTTCTACAGGAAATCCTAACGAAGATTTACTTAGAGCCATTGCTGAAACAAACAGGTTGCTCAAACAACAAACAGATGCAATTGAAAGCAATTAATAAAGATTGACATATCCTGATAAATATAATAATATAAAACATTAAAGAGATATCTAATGAGTTGGAAAAAACATTTTACAGTATACCAAGGCAAGGAATTAAAGTCCAAAGGGCGTAGTTCTGGTAGCAGTGGTAGTACAAGCCGATTTCAGAGCTGGCTACCTGAAGTTTATAGTGGTATGCCTAACCGTGTTGAGCGTTATATGCAATATGACCAAATGGACATGGATAGCGAAATTAATGCGGCATTGGATACAATTGCGGAATTCAGTACACAGTTTGATGATGAAACTGGTACTCCTTTTAATGTTGTATACAAAACAGAACCAAGCGAAAGCGAAAGCAAAATCCTAGAGCAAGCACTACGACAGTGGTGTAACTTAAATGACTGGGACAGACGCATGTTTAGAACATTCCGTAATGTTATTAAGTATGGCGACCAACCGTTTATTCGAGACCCAGAAACATGGGAACTAATGTATGTAAATCCACAAGACGTATTAAAAGTTGTGGTTAACGAAAGCGAAGGCAAAAAGCCCGAGCAGTACATTATGAAAAACCTAGATTTAAACCTACAAAACAAAACTGCTACAGAACCGCTAGAGCATAATAATACATTTAGCGGCGGCAGTAATGCTGGTGCATTTGCTAGTATGGAAGGCCGTAGTTATGGTGCCACAAGCAACAGTGGTGGCAGTGGAATGGAAGAGCAGGAATTTGCTGTAAACAACGAGCATATGATGCATGTTGCTATGACAGAAGGAATGGACGTAAACTGGCCGTTTGGTACAAGTATACTAGATCCTATCTTTAAAACTTACAAACAAAAAGAATTATTGGAAGATGCTATTATTATCTACCGTGTACAACGTGCGCCTGAAAGACGTGTGTTTTATGTAGATGTTGGTAACATGCCTCCACACAAAGCCATGGGCTTTGTTGAAAGAGTTAAAAACGAAATACATCAGCGCCGTATTCCTAACAAAACAGGTGGCGGACAGAATGTTATGGATGCACAGTACAATCCATTAAGTATTATGGAAGATTACTTTTTTGCACAAACTGCTGAAGGACGTGGAAGTAAAGTAGACGTATTGCCAGGTGGACAAAACTTAGGTGAGATAGACGATTTACGTTTCTTTACAAACAAAATGCTTAGAGCATTGCGTGTACCAAGCAGTTACTTGCCAACAGGTCCAGAAGATGGATCAAGTTCATATAATGATGGCCGTGTAGGTACAGCATTTATTCAGGAATTTAGATTTACAAAATATTGTCAGCGTCTGCAGAATATGATTCAGCCTACGTTTGATAAAGAATTTAAATTGTTTTTGAAAAACAGAGGCTTTCAAATCGAAAGTAGTTTGTTTGATTTACGATTTATTGAACCACAGAGCTTTAGCCAGTACAGAGAGATTGAGATAGACAATGCACGTGCTGGTGTGTTTAACCAAGTAGACGGTAGTGAATACCTTTCACGTAGATTTATACTCAAGAAATACTTGGGATTAACAGATGATGAAATTTTAGAAAACGAAAGTTCTTGGTTAGAGGAAAATCCTGATGCACAAGGAAGTAGTGCAGGTGGAGATGGAGCAGGACTAAGCAGTGTAGGAGTTAGACCGAATTTAGACGGCGGTGGCGACTTTGATTTAAACACTGATGACGATCTAGAAGATGATGCAGATGCATTAGACACTGGAGAATCTCCAATTAGCGGAGACGACGCTGATACGGACACAGGAGATGAAACATGAGATTTCAGGAATTGAGAGAATATTATGAAGCGGAAGATGATAACATCAATACGCTTAAAGTAGATGACACACGCAGAGCTAGAATTACGCTCAAACATCTTAATAAATTACGTAAAAAACGTGAATTAGACAAGCTAGAAGACGGCGAACGTCAACAAAATCTCAGTAAAATCTACAGTAAACAAGCTGAATAAGAATACTTAGCACGGTGGTCAGTTTATAAAAACACCACTTTTTGCATTTTTCTATGCTTTTTTCATAGTAAAATGCTTTGGTTACTAAATATCATTGACTTTGTAACATTATTGCTGTGTCATCATTGAGGAGTAAAGCAAATGGATAGTAAACAAAAACTAGAACAAGTCCTCGAGTTGGTGATCAACGAGGAGACTGAAAAGGCCTCCGATCTACTACACGATATTTTCGTAGAAAAATCACGTAATATTTACGCTGATTTAATCGACGAAGATGCCGCTGTAGAAGACGTGATCGAAGAAGACGAGGATAAGGTCGAAGAAGAAGACCTTGAAGAAACAATCGACGTTAGCGATGAAGAAGATGACTTCATTGAAGATATTGCTGATGCAACAGACGAAATTGAAGCGGAAGAAGCGTTTGGCGAAGCCGACGAAGACGAAGCTGAAGACGATCTTGCATCAGAACTTGCTGACGAAGGTGGCGACGAAGCAGAAGCAGAAGCAGATGCTAAAGAAGCCATGATGAATGTTGACGATGCGCTAGCAGAATTAAAAGCTGCTTTTGCTGAATTAACTGGCGACGATATGGGCGACGAAGCTGAAGATGAAGGTGAAGAGATGGAAATCGAAATGCCTGCAGAAGAAGCTATGGAAATGCCTGTTGCTGAAGATTCATCAGAAGAAACAGAAGAACTAGAAGAACGTGCTGATATGAAAGCAGTTAGTGTAACTCACGCTGACGGCGCAGACAGTGCGGCAAAATCACCAGTAGGTCCAGGTGAAGACATGGGCGGAAAAGCTGTAGATATTGCAGGTTCTGAAGAGTCAGGTGGTAGTGCTCCAGCTGCAAAACCAATGGGTGTAGACGGTCCACAAGAAGCCGGCGAACCTCGTGCGGTGAAGGGGTAAGGCACTATGTTTACACCACTGAGAGAAGTTATCCTTCCACAACATGCTGCTATCACCACTGAGTCAATTGACGAAGATGGTGGTAAAAGCCTGTATATGGAAGGTATTTTTATTCAGGGTGGTGTGAAAAACCAGAATCAACGAGTGTATCCAGTAAGTGAAATTTCTAATGCAGTGGGAACACTGTCGGAAAAAATTAAAAAAGGATTCACTGTTTTAGGTGAAGCAGATCACCCCGACGATTTAAACATTAACCTTGATCGTGTTAGTCATATGATTACTACCATGAGCATGAAAGGCAATGACGGAATCGGAAAACTAAAGATGTTACCCACCCCTATGGGTAATATTTGTAAAACGTTACTAGAAAGTGGCGTTAGACTAGGTGTCAGCTCAAGAGGCAGCGGCAATGTCGACGGAAGTGGAAACGTAT